ACACAAATCTGTATGATTATCAGTTTGCATCTAGATTTGAGCAAATAACTGCAGATGTTAAGAAAATAACAGCGACAGTTTCAACTGGTGAAACTCATGGTCTTGCTGATAATGATATTATTAAACTGTCAGTGAAATCTGGATTGAGCACTGGTGTTGGTGCTGCCTCAACTGTTGTTTTCAAAATTGCTGAGGAAAAAATTCTTGTAAATCCAGTTGCTATTAGTTCTGCTGGAGTTAACACAAGTACAAATATTATTACATCGTCCGATCACGATTACACTACTGGTGTTAAAGTATACTATGAATCCAGTGAAGTAATTGGTGGACTATCAACTGGTAGCTACTATGTCTTTGTCATTGATAAGGATAATTTCAGACTAACTGAGACTAGACTGGACGCTATTTCTTCACCTCCAACTTTTGTAAGTCTTACATCAGTTGGTGGAACATCACAAACACTGTCTCTTGTCAATCCACCCATTGAGATTTTCAGAAATAATGATGTCGTGTTTAATCTTGAAGATCCAACTTTGTCTGGATATAATTTGCAAGTTTACTATGATGATGAATATCAAAATCCTGTGGTATCGACAGGAAAGACTACTAACTTCTTAGTTTCTACATTTGGCACCAATGGTACAGCTGGTGCTGGTGCCACTATTGGATTCTCTACAAACTTCCCATCAATTCTTTATTATAATTTTGATAAAGGTGGATTTATTAGTACATCTGATAAAGATGTCAACGCATATAATGAATTAAAATATTCTAATAGTAAGTTTAGTGGGACTTACAAAGTCACGGGTGTTACCAGTACCACATTTAATGTCAACCTTACTCAGGTTCCTGAAAAAACATCTTATACTGTTTCTGAGTCTGATTCTCTTGAATACACCACGACATCTACAACGGCTACTGGATCTATTGACAATGTAAAACTTGTCTTTGGTGGACTTAAATATGAAACTGTTCCAAGTATTTCCAGTATTACTTCTGCAGAGGGCGTAGATTCTATATTGAGACTTAATTCTTCAACAATTGGAAAACTTGAAGATGTAAGACTTCTCACACCTGGATTCTCTTATCCTTCAGATAAAACATTAACACCAACTGCTAATGTTCCAAATGAACTGTCTGTAACTAACTTCCAAACCATTGATACCATTATTGTTGAGAGTGGTGGTAAAAATTATCTGACACCACCAGGATTGGTTCTCTATGATTCATCTACTGGAGATGTGGTTACAGATTTCCAAGGTTCAACAGAATTATCTGGAAGTGCAGTAAGTCCAACGACTCTTGTTGATGGTGAAGAAACCGCTGGTGTAAGAATTGATAGAAATCCAGTTGGTCTTAAAGACGATGTTGTTTATGGTGCTGCTACTGTTGGTAACGATAATGGAATTTCTATTGTTAGTGTCGCTTCCAGTACAGATAATCAGGTAACTCTTAGTATTTCCACACCTATTTTGGGATTTACGACAGCACCATTCAGATCTGGTGATAAGATTTTTGTTGAAGGTATTGGTCTTGCTTCTACTGATGGTCAGGGACATAATTCTTCCGATTATGGATATCAATACTTCACCGTTTCTTCTTATAATGCCAGTGTAAACCCAAATCAACTTTCATATGATTTGAGTAGCTTTGTTACTACAAACACTGGAATTGCAGTGACAAACCCAGGACTGTTCTCCAACGTTGTTAAGGAAGATGATCTTCCAGAATTCAAAGTAATCAAGAAGAATTCACTATTCGAACCAGGTGAAATTTTATTCTTAAATGATGTAGAAATTATTGGATCTACTAATCTCACCGTAAGTAGTTTTAACGCACTGACTGGAAAACTCAACATAAATGGAACGACACCTATTCAAAGTGGTGATACTTTGACTGGTGCTGTTAGTGGTGCTAAATGCACAATTTCAAATATCTCTACTAAGGTTGGTAGATTTGAAATTGATTCTACATCTAAGTTTATTAAGGGGTGGAGCGATGACATTGGAAAACTCAGTGAAGACTATCAGGTAACTGGTGACAATGACTATTATCAGAGAATGTCTTATTCTATTCAGAGTGAAAAGGCATTCAATGATATTATTAGTTTCGTAAATGATAATGTTCATCCAGCTGGATATCGTAATTTTGCTGACACTCAAATCAGTCCTAAAGGCAATGTGGGTCTGTCGTTTACCACGGCACAGGAAGATCCATTCCTTGTATTAGACATCTATGACGGTGCTAAGAGAGTAGATACGATCAATGATTTTGATTTCGCTCTTGATGTTGATGCAACCGAAAACACATCGAAATCCATTGAACTTCTGAATGTTCCAATCACTGATTTTATTCTAAACAAATCAAACCGAGTAGTTGCTATTGATGACATCAGTTCGCAATTCTTGAACGAAGATGCGGATGAACTTTTGGAGTTCAAGGATGTTGCTATTTTTGGTGATGGAAGAAAAACTAACAAATTCTTAACACAAATTGTTGATGTCACAAATGATGCTGAAATGAGTCTTAAGGAAATTGTCCTCATCAACAATAATGAAGATACTTTCTTATTTGAAAAGGTTGGTCTTGGTGATTCTATTGGTGAACTGGATGGATTCTTTGACGAGGATACCAACCAGTATTCTTTGAGATTTACTCCTGTTGAGAAGTTCAATACCGATTACGAAGTAAAACTTCTTCAAACATTCTTTGATAATGATATCTCTGGACTTGGATCTCAGAGTATTGGATTTGTTGATGTTATCGCCAAGACTCAAAATGTAAGTGCTGGTGTTGGCACTACAGTTCTTGGATTTAGCACTTCTGTTACAGATACCTTCTACACAAGTGTTGAGATCTTTGATGAATTTGAGCAGGATGTAGATTACACAGAACTCATTCTCACACATGATGGCACCGATACTTATCTGTCAGAACTGGCAGCTTTCAATAACAGAGTCGGTTTGAATGGTCTTTCTGGTCCATTTATTGGATCATTTACATCTTCTATTGATTCTGGTGTTGTAAGTTTGATCTACAACAATAATGGATCTAATGAAGTAAGAGTAAGAACTCAAACAATTGGTATCGGCACAACCGCTGCTGGCATTGGAACTTATAGATTTAAGTTTACTGGAACAGAAGATGGCACAGAGAGAACAGGTAGATTCGAATCTGATTTTGCTGAAGTTACTGGTGGAACTCCAACAGTAATCACGGGAATCAACAGCATCACTGATGGTGGAATGAAAGCCACTGTTAGAGTTAGTATTGGTGACACTCAAGCTATTCATCAGGTTTATATTCTCAACGATGAGAAGGATAGAAAGAACCTCTATGTTTTGAGTTATCCATTCCTTTCTGTCAATGATAATAATGGAATTGGCACATTCTCTGCTGATTATTCTAATGATGGTGTTGATCTGAAATTCCATCCAGATTTCTCTGGAGATATTCTGGTACAATCTTTCAGTGAGATCTTGAATAGAGATCTTGACAACAATGGTGATGCTACTGGTATTGGTGATTTGACATACGGTAACGTAAATCAGAACGTATCTCAAGCTGTTTACTATGGTATTAACCAAAGAGAAATTTTAGAATTTGATGCTAAGTTTAATGGTGTTGACATTTTTGCAAAAACATTCAACCCAACACAAGCTGGTGTTGTTAGCACTACAACTGGAATCTTTACTTTAGACCATTTCTTCTCAACTGCAGAACCTCTTGATTACGTTGCTGGTTCTAATTTGATTGGTGTCGCTGGCACAGGTATTGTTTATTATACTGGTGTTGGTGTTGCAACCGAAAGATTACCAGACACTGTTTATGCTATCAGAGACAACCAAGCTCAGTTTAGAGTTGCCATCAGCAGTGCTAACGCACTCTCTGGAACTGCTGTTACATTTGCAGCACTTGGTGCTGGAAACAAGCATGTCTTTGCCATGCAGAAGAGAGCAGAGAAGGCACTCATAACATTGGATGGTATTGTTCAATCCCCTCTGTCTAAGACTCCACTGTCAGAGCAAATTATGCATGACGTTGGTGCTGGAACAACGATCATTCAATTGAGTGGTATTTCTTCAATCAGACCCGCTGACTTGCTTAAAGTAGATAATGAACTGATGAAAGTTTCCGTCGTTGGATTGGGAACAACAATTGCTGCAGGTGTCGGTGCCATTGGAACATTACCAATCGTTCAAGTAGAACGTGGATTTGTTGGATCTTCTGTAACTGCTCACAGTCAATTTGGTGCGGTCTCTGTATTCAGAGGTGCATTTGATATCGTCGATAGTAAGATCCACTTCACAGAAGCACCAATGGGGGCTGGTAGAGAGGATCTTGACAGTAGAGGATTAACCATTCCAAGATCTAATTTTAATGGTAGAGTTTATCTCAGAAAAGATTATGGAACTAACCTCATCTTTGATGATATTTCCGATAAGTTTGATGGTGTAACTGCTGACTTTACGTTGACTTCAGATGGAAACAACGTAACTGGAATTGGTAGTACTGGTGGTAATGGTTTAGTATTCATTAATGGGGTATTCCAAGCACCATCTACTCCAAATAATACAGAAAATAATTTTTCAATTACTGAAGTCAGTGGTATCAGTAGCGTAATTTTCACTGGAATCACATCTGTAGGTGGTGATCAAATTGTTGATCCTTCTGATATTAATTTGAATCAATTACCAAGAGGTGGTGTTCCCATTTCGTTTGGATCTACAAATGGACTTGGGTATGCACCTCTTAGAAAGGCAGTTGCTGAACCAACAGTCACTCTTGGTCAAATTACTAATATCGCTGGTGTACCAACAACTGGAGTATTTGCGGCAATTTCAGATGCTGACTATGATAATGCAACTGGTATTCTGACAGTAACAACTTCATCTGATCACGATCTCAATACTGGTGATAAGATTGAGCTCAGGAACCTGACGTTTGCATGTCCTGCTAATGGTCCATTTACTAACGTCTATCAATTCCCAAGTGAAATCGGTGTGAACTTTAAGATTAGTTCTTTTGATTATGACAATTTAACTGGTATTGCAACAGTTGGACTGACATCTGCTCACAACTTTAGAGTTGGTAGATTAGTTGATCTTGCCAATATTGGAATGGCTTGCTCTACTCCCCATACGGGAATTACTAACTCCATCTTCCCAGACGGAAGTTCGGGAAGAAAAGCAGTCGGTGTCAACACCAATAGATATCCCATTCTTGGTATTGGTGGAACTAATACTTTTGTTATTGACGTTGGTGTTTCGACTATCACCCACGTTTATGCTGGAGCTGGAGCGACTGCTGGTGACGCATACGAAGTAAAACCATATGGTCCATACTATGCGGATCGTATTTTGTCCAGCAATAAGTTTGAAACTCAAGTAGGTGTTGTGACATTTGCTCACACATATCAGTCTGGTGGTACATTTGCTAAATGGACAATTGCTGACTTTGGTAGTGGATACTCTACAGTCACTGCACCAGCCATCGCAGTTACTGAATCTGGACATACTGGAACTCCTGCAGAGATCACTGCTACTGTAGGTGCTGGTGGCACTTTGGCGTTCAACATTGTTGCTGCTGGTAGTGGATACACCAATCCAACTATCAATATCCAAGAACCAAGTTACGATAACCTAGTGATTGAGGGTGTTTCCAGACTTGCTACAGGAGCAACAACCATCACTGGTATTGGAATGTCAGTTAGTATTGGTGTTCTGGGTATTAACACAGTCTACAATTCAAAACCAATCACTAACTTTGTTTATGATGAAATTCTTGGTCTTTCCACAGTCAGCGTTGCTGGACATGGATTCACCACAGGTGATGTTATTAAAGTAAGTAATGTGGAGTTTGAACCATACGCTCCAGTTGGAGATGCTGGTGACTTCTTCCCTGGATATTCTACTAGCAACTATATTGTTCTATCAGTAATTGATGATGGCAACTTCACCATTAATATCGGTGCTGCCACAACTCAAGTAAAATACAATTATATTGGTGCTGGTGGTGTAGTAAGAACTGGAATTGGAGCAACTCTGTTTGAGGTTCAGAAGTTTGAAATTACCAAACCTGGATATTCATTCAGAAGAGGTGATAGGGTTAGAGTTGTTGGTATGACAACCGATCCACTTGCTGGAGATGACTTCCAAGAATTTGAAATTGAAGTCGTTGATACCTTTGAAGATGCTTTCTCATCATGGCAGTTTGGTGAATTGGATTATATCGATAGCGTAAAACCATTCCAAGATGGAACTAGATCTAGATTCCCACTTGCGTATAATGATCAACTGATTAGTTTTGAGGTTGACAAGCAAGACGCAGATTCTGCTCTTATCGATCTTAATTCTCTGCTCCTTGTCTTTATCAACGGTATCATTCAAGAACCAGGTAAGGCATATGATTTTGAAGGTGGCACTTCAATTACTTTTGTTGAACCTCCAGCACCAGAAGATAACGTTTCTATCTTCTTCTATAGAGGAAAGGTAGGTGTAGATAGTTTCCTTCAGGCAACTACCGAAACAGTCAAACCTGGTGATGATGTTCAACTGAGAAGATCTCCACGCATTGAATTGAATGAAATTTCACGCACCTTCGACAATCTATCTCAAGAGACCAATCGTGCGATTGTTGGTATTACTTCTGCAAGTGAAATAGAAACTTCACTGTATCGTGGTGACGGTGTAAGCACCACAGAACCAAAACTTCTTGCTTGGACTAAGCAAAAGGTCGATAAAGTTCTAGGTGGAGAATTTGTATCTAAAGCGAGAGATTCAATTGAGGCACAAATTTACCCAACAGCAAAACTCCTTAAGAGTGTTGAGAGAGATACCACTACTTTCTTTGTTGAGGATACTTCCCTGTTCCTAGGTGTTGATCCATCTGGTGATCCAGATAGTAATTTTGGTGGACTACTCGTTGCAGGAATTCCTACTTCTGGAATTGGATCTACAACTACAGTTGATACAGAAAGGGTCTCTGGTATTCTTGACACTAATGTCACTGGATATGCTGGTGTCGTAACTGGTATTACTACCGCATATGCAAGATTGGAGGAGTTCTATCCATTTGATGCTGAAAAACTCATCTACAGAAAAGGTATAAGTCTTGTTGATGGTTCTAAGAATGATCTTCAGGCAATCTTCCTGAAACCTGATGGAACTAGAATGTATGTCGCTGATCAAAATACTTTAACAATTACAGAATGGCAACTTGCCACTCCTTTTGAGATTGATACGGCAACTGTAAATAACAGCAACCAACTTGGAATCAGCACTCAAGTCCAAAACATTTATGACCTCTATTTCCGTGATGATGGAACAAAACTCTTTACTCTGGGTCGTGGTGCTCAAGCACCATTTGTCACACAGTTTAATGAGTTTAGTCTTTCCTCCGCTTGGGACTTGACTAGTGATACACAAGCTGGTGTTGAAACTTCAACTGTTATTGCTAACCAAACTCTGAACCACAGAGGTCTGCAGGTTGTTGATACTGGATCTGCAATTATTACGATTTCCCCCAATTCTTCGGCACTTTATAAGTATGACATGGCTAGTGCTTTTGACATCACTAGTGTTTCTTTTGCTAGTAGTCAAGCATTGACAGATGACGATGCTGCAACAACTGATTTTGTCATGAGTGTTGCTGGCGATAAGATGATTGTTCTTGGTGGTGATTCTGAGAAAATTATTGAATATGATTTGTCCACACCTTATGATGTAACCACAGTGGGAGTTGCCACCACATCCACATTGAGTGTTGGTGCAGGAGCAACAGTTTCCATGACTGCCAAACCAGATGGTGAGAGAGCCTACGTTCTCAACCTTTCTGGAGTTGGATCACAATACCACTTTAGTATTCCACCAGCTGGTCTTGGACTCACCTTTGAATTGGACCTCCGTGATGTTCCAACTCTTGCCGAGAGACAGCAATTAGTTCAGGGATATAGAGTTCTGGTATTTGACACTGGTGTTGGAACTGGTCTTACAACACTTGTTGGATCTGCAACTTCAGTTGGAATCGGTACAACTAACATTATCGGAATTTCTACCGATAAGTTGGATAACATCTATGAAGCATATTATACTCAGTTCTCTGGAACAGTTGGAATTCTTACCTGTCAGGTTGATCCAGACACCAATACGGTTGGTGTTGCAACCACTGGTAGTTACCTGGAACCAGCAGGTAAAATTGTTTGGGGTAGAATTTCCAACATAACTAGATCGGATGATCCTATCGAAGTTTCCGTTGATGGAAACAGTTTTGAGGTTGGAATGACAACGTATCCAACTATTCAAAGAAGAGACGCTGGTCTTAGATCGACTGGTGCTCTAAGTCGAAAGTAAAATTTACCTTATAAATACAGAAAAAAACAAAGGCTAATAATGTCTGCGATTATTACAGATCAATTTAGGATTTTGAATGCTGAAAACTTTGTGGCATCTGTCGCAAATACAGCTAACTCTTACTATGCTTTTATGAGTTTATCCAATCCTACTGGATCTGGATATGGTAGGACATCCACTTGGAATGATCTTGGTGGACCACCATTTCCCACCGATAATATAAACTATTCCAATCATGTGTATGACACCATGCTTTTTGGCAAGCGTGTCACTTCTTCTAACACAAGAAGGTTAATTAGAAAGGTGAATTGGGTTCAGGGTTCTACCTATGACTATTATAGGCATGATTACAGTGGCACTAATGCAGCTCAGGTAACAAACTCGAACAGATTATATGATTCCAACTATTATGTTGTAAATAGTGAGTTCCGTGTTTATATTTGCTTAGATAATGGAACTGCCACTGGCATTTCCACTACACCATCTGCTTCTTTGGACGAGCCAACATTTACTGATGTTGAACCTAGTAGAGCAGGAACTAGTGGTGATGGATATTTGTGGAAATATCTCTACACTATTAACCCCAGTGACATTGTTAAGTTTGACTCTACTGAGTATATTACTGTTCCCAATGATTGGTTGACTACAACTAATACTGGAATTCAGGCTGTCAGAGATAATGCTGATTCTGAAGTCAATAATAACCAAATCAAAATTGTTGCTATTGACGAACCAGGTCTTGGATATCCTCAGTTTACTGCTAAAGAATTTCCAATTCTTGGTGATGGTGAAGGTGGTAGAGTAAGACTAACCACAAATTCTCTTGGTCAAATTATTGAGACTCAAGTAACTTCGGGTGGTAGTGGATATTCTTTTGGAAGAGTTGATCTTTCTAGTGAAAATGCTGGTGTTCAAACAGCGACATCTGCATTTGCTAAATTAACAGCAATTATTCCTCCATCTAGAGGACATGGATTCAATGTTTACAAAGAACTTGGTGCGGACAAAGTTCTGATGTATGCAAGATTTGATAATTCATCTTATGATTTTTCCGATGATACAATCTTTGCACAAGTGGGTATTGTAAAGAATCCAACCATTTTAAATTCCAATACAATCTTTACTGATAATCAATTCTCTGCATTGTTCTCTATTAAATATGAGACTCAGAGTGCTGCTCAAGATTTGGTAATTGGTGATACTATTGAGCAGACTGTTGGTGTAGGATCTACGGCTAAAGGAATCGTTGCTTCTTACGACACTGAAACTAAAATTATTAGATATTATCAAGACAGAAGTCTGTATTACAATGCTTCTACTGGTGATGAAACTGATGCAACCGATGTAAGATCTAGAGCACCCGTACTTGAGTTTACCTCAAGTTCTAACGCAATTACAAAGAGCGGTGGTTCTTTTAGTGTGAATGTGGACCAAAACTTCAGTGGAATTACAACCACACTTAACAACGGAAAGGTTGTCAATCTTGGTGTAAACTTCACAGATGGTCTTGCAAGTCCAGAAATAAATAAAAGGAAAGGTGAAGTCATCTACCTTGACAATAGACCTTCTGTTACCAGGAATGAGAGACAGAAGGAAGATGTTAAAATCGTATTAGAGTTCTAATAAAATGCCACAGCAGACAAATCTCAATGTCAATCCTTACTATGATGATTTTGATCCTGCTAAGGATTATCATCGTGTGCTGTTCAAACCTGGATTCCCAATTCAGGCAAGAGAACTGACAACTCTGCAATCGATTCTTCAGAATCAGATTGAACAGTTCGGCAGTCATATTTTTAAAGAGGGATCTATTGTCATCCCTGGAAACGTAACATATGATGACCAATTTTATGCTGTAGAAATCAATGCAACACACTTAGGTACAGACGTAAGTGTTTACATTGATAATTTCGTCGGTAAAAGAATTGTTGGTCAGGAATCTAATGTCACTGCCCAAGTTCAATTTGTTCTTGCAGAGACACTTTCTGACAGAAATAATGTAACTCTATACGTTAAATATATTGACTCTGGTAACTCAAATGATGCAAAAGCCTCTTTTACTGATGGAGAAAATTTAGAGACTTTAGAGGCAGTAGACTACGGTAATACAACTATTCCTGCAGGTAATACATTTGCTACCTGTATCTCTGAAAATGCAACATCCATTGGTTCTGCCGCTCACATTGGTGAAGGCATCATGTTCCTTAGAGGAACTTTTGTCAGAGTAACAAAGCAGACCATTCTTCTTGATCAATATACAAATCAACCATCTCTTAGGGTTGGTTTGATTATTGCAGAAACCATCGCTACAGCAAAAGAAGATGGAACTCTGTATGATAATGCTAAAGGATTCTCAAACTATACCGCACCAGGTGCTGATAGATTAAAGATTGAACTCGTTCTTGGTAAGAAGAGCATCACTGATACGACCGATGTAAACTTCATTGAACTTCTCAGGGTTGAGAACGGTCAAATTAGAAAAATTATTAAGAGCACTCAATATAGTCAGATTCGTGACTATCTCGCTAAGAGAACTTATGATGAGTCTGGAGATTACTCTGTAGAAGATTTTGAGATTGGTCTTTTTAATTCTTTGAATGATAGACTTGGCAATGACGGACTTTACTTCTCTAACCAAGCTACATCTCAGGGAAGCATTCCTAGTGACGATCTTGCCTGTTTAAAAGTAGGACCAGGTGTTGCGTATGTCAGAGGATATGATGTAGAAAAGAATGGAACTACAATTCTTGATGTAAACAAAACTAGAGCAACTAAAGAAGTCCAATCTTCTGCCGTTGACTTTGAGATGGGTAACCTTCTTAAATTGAACAACGTTACTGGAATTCCTAAATTTAAGGACGCTGTTCAACTCTATGATGAGAGAAGAGATAATGGTGGTGGTAGTAATGGAACTCAGATTGGTGAAGCAAGAGTATATACAGTAAAACCAGAATCTCAAGTAAGTATTGCTAGAACAGAGACAACAATTTATGATTGCTATCTCTATGATGTTCAAACATATACTAGAATTCAATTAAATAACACTCTCAGTGCTGGTGAACTTCCAGATACCTCATTCATTAGAGGTTTGAGTAGTGGTGCAACTGGATATGCCACAACTGTAGGATCAGGCAGTTCTAACGTCTTCCTGAGGCAAACTGCTGGCAGTTTTATTCAAGGAGAATCTATTAGTATCAACGGTATCTCTACAACACCCAGAACCGTAAATAACGTCAAGTCTTATGGCTCTGGTGATATCAGGATGGTTTTCCAAGATAGCAGTGCTTTAGCTGGATATACCACTGATTTTACCGCAGACACAGTTTTAGACTTTACCGTCCCTAATGGATTCACTGTTGCTGATACAATCACAATCAATAACGCTGGTGTCACAACTTCTGCTGGAAATGACTTTACCAATTTTAAGGTTGGTGACATCATTAGATATCAAAGACCTGGATTCTCTACAGCAACATTTAATAGAGTAAGTTCTATTACTGCTGATGGTTTGATTATGAACCTGCAAGCGGTACACACTGTTAATAACGTTAATGATGGTGCCCTTCCAACTTCTACCACAACAGTACAGTTTAGAAGAGGAAGATCCTCCATCAGAAATGAAGAAGAAGGATTCCTGTATGCACAGTTAGATGATGGAAACATTGCTACAGTTGATTTTACTGGTTCTACTCTGAAAGCAACTGTTGAGGCAACTGGAAAAACTACCAATGCAGCAGGTGTTCTTACACTTTCTGCTACAGATATCACTGGTCTTACAGATATTCTTTTTGAAGCATTTGATGAGGAAAGATATTCTGTCATTTATAGTGATGGTGATGTTGAACCACTTCGTGACGATCAAGTATCAATCTCTTCGAATGTTGTTACTATCAATGGTCTTAGAGCAAGTCAATCTAACGTAAATGTTATTGCTACAGTCAGAAAAACTGCAGTTCAAAATAAACAGAAAGTTTACAATAGAGTAAGAACTCTTGAGGTAACCAGATCCAAATATAGTAACTCTGGAACTGATGCAAATAGCAGCATCAATGACGGTCTCGAAAAAAGCACTTTTTATGGACTGAGAGTGCAGGATAAGGAAATCTGCCTAAACTATCCAGATGTAGCAAATATATTTGCTGTTTTTCAATCGATTGATGAAACTGGAGTAACCTTAGATACTCTTAACTTCTTCACAAATCCCGACATCAATGATAGCGTGATTCTTGGTGAAAACTTGATTGGATCAAGTTCAGGTGCCATTGCAAAAGTAGTGACAAAAGGTGCCAATCAAATTACATTTGTCTATCTCACTGAGAGTAAATTTACTACTCAAGAAAATGTATTGTTTAGAGAATCAAATGTAATTGGAAAAATTCAATCAATCGTATCTGGAAGATACACTGATGTTACCAATAGATTTTCCCTAGATAAAGGTCAAAAGAGTCAATATTATGATTATGCTAGATTGGTAAGAAATGATGGTTATTCTGAACCAACTAGAAGACTTTTTGTTGTATTTGATCATTACACCGTGCCTTCTAATGATGAGGGTGATATCTTCACCGTAGATAGTTACGATGCAGAAAGATTCTCTGAAGATGTCCCACTTATTGGAAATCAGCAGCAAAGAGCTTCGGATACTTTAGATTTTAGACCTAGAGTTGCTGTTTTTGATCCCAGCAGTGCATCAGCATCACCATTTGATTTCAAATCAAGAGTATTCACAGATCAACCCAAAATTATTCTTTCTGCGAATGAAAGTTCTGTAATTGGGTATAAGTTCTACGCTCCTAGAATTGATAGACTGTACGTTGATACACTTGGTAAATTTGTATATGTAGAGGGTGTTCCCGATAGAAATCCAAAGGCACCTGATAAGATCAGTGAAGCAATGCTTCTAGCGACTCTTGAACTTCCTGCCTATCTTTATAATCTTGATAATGTTTCCATCACGATGGAAGATAATAGAAGATACACCATGCGTGATATCGGGAAACTTGAGGATAGAATTGAAAGTCTTGAAGAAATAACCTCTTTGAATCTTTTGGAATTGGAGACTCAATCACTTCAGGTTCAAGATGCCACTGGACTTAATAGATTCAAGTCTGGTTTCTTTGTTGATAATTTTAGAAATGCCAACTTTATCGATCCCAGATCGGTAATGCTTCCACAAGATAATGAGTTAAAACCATTCTTGGATGCAATTTCATTAGATGCTCTCGTTTCATCTAGTGTTAATATTCCAGATAATGGGATCGATCTAGGTGTTGATTTTGATCTCTTAGATCCAAATGTCACTAAGACTGGTCGAATGATTACACTCAACTATGATGAAGTTGAGTATCTGAGTCAACCACATGCCACTAAGGTTGAGAACGTAAACCCATTTAATGTTGTTCTATACAATGGAAGTGTTGATCTTACACCAAAGTCTGACTTCTGGGTTAGAAATCTCTGGCGTCCTGCAAGAATTTCTTGGATTCCAAACCCAGGCAGAGCAGGAAGCAGTTCTGGTGGAGTAAGAGTTGTATCTAATAGACCTGATCAATTCATGAGGTCTAGAAACGTAGCGTTTGATTCTGTAGGAAACAAACCATATGGAAGATACTACCAATTCCTTGATGGAAACGGTGGTGTTGATGTTGTTCCCAAACTGGTTGAAGTTGAAGGTGTAACAGGTGTATTCCAAGTTGGTGAAACAGTTGTTGGATCTGTAGATGGTGTTGACATCATCAGATTTAGACTTGCGAGACCAGATCATAAGTCTGGTGCTTTTGCTACTCCAACAGTAGCTTATACAATTAACCCATATGACAATACAACTACATTACCAACACAATACTCACTTGCTTCTACAGTTCTTAACGTTGATATCGTAGCACTTGCAGCACAAGCTCAAGGTGCTTTCTCTGGAAGACTTGAGGTTGGTGCGAGACTGAGAGGTCTTAGCAGTGGTGCTCAGGCAGATGTATCTGATATTAAGTTGATTGCTGATAATGGTGGTGATCTCCAAGGCACATTCTTCCTCAGAAATCCACTTACAAATCCACCACCTGCGGTCAGAATTACCACAGGAACCAAAGAATATAAACTCACAACTAGTGCTACCAACGCAGAACCACTGCCAGGTAGTAAGTTGATTTCCACAGCAGTTACAAACTACACTGCAAATGGACGTGTCATTGTTAGACAGAGAGTACAGACGATCTTCTATGATCCTCTGGCACAATCTTTCCTGGTTGAAGATGAGGGGGCATTTATTACTTCTGTTGATGTCTTCTTTGCTAATAAAGATGGTGGAAATATTCCTTGTGAAGTCCAACTTCGCACCATGGAACTTGGTACACCGACAACAACTCTTGTCTCACCAGCCGCTAGAGTTCTTGTAAAACCAGGTGATATTACAACGTCTAATGATGCTAGCGTTGCGACAAATATCAAGTTCCCATCACCAATTTATCTAGAACCAAACAGAGAATTTGCTGTTGTTCTTCTTGCTGACACAGATCAGTATGAGGTGTGGGTTGCTGAGATGGGTCAGAAGACCGTTAATGCCAGTGATCTACCCGCTGCAACTGGTGTTGTCTACGCAACACAATATTCCATGGGTTCCTTGTTCTTGTCTCAGAACGGGTCTATTTGGACTGCTAATCAGTATGAAGACATGACGTTCAAACTTTATCGTGCGAACTTCACAACTAATGCTGGAACTGCATTCTTCTATAATCCAAAACTTGATACTAGTAACGCTGGAACTAGAATTCTCAGTGAAGATCCTATTGAAACCTATCCAAGAAAACTTACTGTTGGTATTGAAACCTATGCTAATGGACAAGCAGGAATTACAACTCTTGCTATTGGAAGAAAAGTAACAACAGCTGCTAAGGGATATACCTTTGGATTTGTTGAGCAACAGGGTGGTCCTCTTTCTCCCACAAATGGAGTTGGAGTATTCACTGGTGGTAGTGGGTATGGAACACCTGATGCAACTGTCGATACCTTTAATATTAATAGCAATGGAACAGGACTACAACTTAACGTCACTGTTGGAATGGGAATTAGTAATGTAACTGCAGTTTCCGTCGCTTCTTCTGGTACTGGATATGTTGTTGGAGATACTGTAGGACTTGTCACCTCTCAGATGGGTGGTTTTGGTGACGGTGCTGTTATCAACATCGACAACCTTTGGGGTATCGATACCTTGTATCTGACCAACGTTCAAGGTGAGGACATGCAGGTAGGTGCCGCACTCTCTTACTATGATGGTTCTGGAAACATCAAAGGTGCTTCATCCACCACATTACTTGCAGTTGAAGTTACATCTTCAAATGTGACCACAGGAGATGTTAATGACGGTTCTTGGTTCGGTGTTGATCATTACAACCACGGAATGTATGCTGATAACAATAAGGTAACCCTTTCCAAGATTGAACCAAATACAGTAATCAATGTTCTCTCTGCACCTCTTGGTGTTGATGATGCCGTAATCTCTCTCGGAAATACATCTGGATTGCTTACTTATGAAGGAATCGCTGTTGGTGCTGCAAACACTGGATATCTGGTTCTCAATGAAGAAATCATTGCTTATGATTCTATTGGTGTTGGAACCGTTGGTGTTCTTCAAAGAGGTGTTGATAACACTCTGACCATTGCACACCAAACCAATGATCAAGCTCGTAAGTATGAATTGAATGGAGTTGGTTTGAGAAGAATTAACAAGACTCATGACATGGGTTCTGTTGATAGAACCATTGATGGTTACTATATTCAAATCGATAGATCCAATAGAGACACCGATGACAACACCAATCAGGAACCACAACTTTCGTTCACAACGAATGCTCTCGTAGGTGGAAGAATCGCTGAGGCAACTCAAAACATTCAGTTCAACTACATTGCTCCTCAGTTTGATGTTGTTACACCTGGAGAAGGAACCAGTGTTTCTGCAAGAGTAAGAACAGTCTCTGGAACCAGCATTAACGGAACAGAGGTATCGTTCCTCGATCAGGGATTTGAATCCGTTGGTATCAATACCATCAACGAACTTGAGACACCAAGATTGATTGCTTCTAAAGTCAATGAAGACGCTAGAACAACTGATCTTCCTCGTAGCAAGTCTCTCACATTTGGTGTAGAACTTCAAACGACAGATAGTTACGTTTCACCATATATCAATCTTGATCAGGCATCTCTGCAACTTCTCTCTAGCAGAATTGATAATCCTGGAATGAATTATGCAACTGATCCTAGAGTCAATTCTGATGATACAGATCCACATTCTGCGATCTATGTTTCTCAGAGAATTGATCTTCAGCAACCTGCTAGTTCGTTGAAAGTTCTTCTTACTGCTGTCAGACCATCTGAAGCCGACTTCAGAGTTCTATACAAGTTGGTCAGAGCAGACTCCAGTGAGATTGATCAAACATACGAACTCTTCCCTGGATATGAGAATCTCATTGATACTGATGGTGATGGATTCGGTGATGAAGTTGTAAATGTTGCTGCAAACACTGGACATCCAGATGCAATTGTCCCACCAAGTTTGACACCTAATGATTATCTTGAATATCAGTTCACTGCTGATAATCTAGAGCAGTTCACTGGATATGTGATCAAGATTGTATGTACAACAACTAATCAATCTAAGGTTCCAATGTTCCGAGATATCAGAACACTGGCTCTTGCATGATAAAAGTAGAGGGACATCAAAATCTCTATCGTGACCCAAATACTGGAGCGATAGTCAACACAGATAGACGGGCATATCTAGAATATGTCCGTCAAAGAAATACATTAAAAAAACAAAAAGAAGAAAAGAGAGACATGGAAAAAGAACTCTCTGATCTTCACGAAGAAGTAAATGAATTGAAAAGATTAGTTCATGACTTATTAGGTAGATAAATACCTCTATAGGGTGCTTTTCGTTAAATGGCTGCCGTATACATATCAAATCTAAGTGTAAACGTTGGTGCAACTTTTGACCAATCATTCACATTGGCAGATGCATCATCTGACAGTGCTTTGGATTTGACTGGCTATGCACATAGTGCTGCTTTGAGAAAACATTTTCTCGCAACAACTAGCACACCATTCCAAACAACCGTGACCGATGCTGCTGGTGGTGTCATCAGTGTCTCAATGGGATCGACTTTGACTTCGACATTAAAACCTGGAAGATATGTTTATGATTTGGTAATTGAAACTGGTGGGACCAGAACACGAGTAGTAGAGGGAACCGTTCTTGTCAGAGGAGGAGTTACCAGGTAATGACAAGGGTAAAAGTTCGTGTTGGTCAGCAACCAGCGGTTAAGGTTTTAACCACGGGTGCTACTGGCAGTGGTGGAGGTGGAGGTGGTTCCTTAGAATCTCTAACCGACACAAGTATTACAAATAAACAAGACGGTCAAATTTTGGTGTATCAAAGTTCGATTGGAAGGTGGGTTAACGCTTCTACCGTTTCTGAATTAAATGTTGATGGAGGTGTTTACTAATGCCCAGTCAGATTCAGTTAAAAAGAACGTTTGGTATTGGTTTACCTGATTTACCTCCAGTAGGCACAGGTGCAACAGATGGTGAACTAGTATACGTTTACGATATTAATAATATTGGTGCTGGTGGCACCTACAGGAAACTCTACATTGGTAGTGCTGCTGGTGTAAGCACACTACCTTATCCTGTAGGTGGTCAGTACTACATGGAGAGACTTCCTGATGATCTTACTCAGGAAGGTGTTCTGCTACCTAGAAAGGTTCTCTCTGCAAACGGGAACGCTTTAATCGATAGAATCCAAGTAGGAAGTGGACTGTCGGTTTCTGGTATTTCTACATTCAAAAATGATGTAGTATTTGAAGGAAACGTAGATATTACAGGTGATTTGTCTTTTGACGAATTCACCGCAAGACAGATTGTTGTAACTGGTGTTGGCACCATCAACGATTCTTTGTCTATTGGTGTAAATCTTGATGTACCCAACGCTTATATTGCGGCAGGTCTCGTAACCTCTCTGGTTGGAACCTATGCCACAGTCACAACTGTAGACATCGAGACTCTAGATGCCAGAGATGTCAATATTACTGCTGGCATTATTACAGACATTGTTGGTACTGCTGCTACCATCACGACGATTGATGCTAACGAAGGTGATATCCTTAATGCCAAGATCACTGCTGGTATTATCACCGATATCGTCGGTACTGCTGCTACCATCACCACCGTTGATGTAACTAATCTTGTTGCTACAGATCTTACACTTAGAGCTGGTATCTTCACTGATATTCAAGTATCTGGTGCATCTACTGTAGTTGGTGACGCTAGATTTGAATCCGATGTTTATATTCTTGGTGATTTAAATGTTACTGGTGATATTGTATATGATGAGGTAAGAGGTCGTAATCTCAATATTAGTGGTGTTGGTACTATTGCCAATTTCAATAGTGGTCTTGGTACAATCACCACTCTTGATTCTGAAACTGCTGATCTTAATGATGTAAAAATAACGTCTGGTATTATCACCAGTCAGGTTGGCACATATGCCACAATCACCACGGTAGATATTGATACTCTTGATGCTAGAGATGTCAAGATCACAGCTGGCATCATTACTGATATTGTCGGTACTGCTGCTACAATTACTACGATTGATGCTAATACTGCTGATCTAGTTGCTGCCAACATCAACGTTGGTATGATCACCAGTGCTTACATTACTGCTGGTATTGTCACTGACATTCAAGTATCTGGTGCTTCTACCGTAACTGGTGATGCTAGATTTGGATCTGATGTCTATGTTGATGGTAATCTGAATGTTACTGGAGATGTTGTTTATGATGAGGTAAGTGGTAGAAATATTAACATCACTGGTGTTGGCACCATTGCCAACCTCATCACAACTGGTATTTCTACAATCCCAACTCTGGATGTAGAAAATCTTGATGCTCTTGATGCCAAGATTACAACTGGTCTGGTAACGTCTCTGACAGGCACTTATGCGACGATTACAGACACTCTGACCGTAGGAACGGCAATCACCTTCAGAAGCGGTATTGTCAGTGCTACAACGGTCACTGGTGAGATTGTAAGAGTTGATACTGCTATCTATGACAGCAACAATAATGTAGGTGCCGCTAACTCCATCCTGACTATTTCTGGTGGTAAGTTAATCTGGCAAAATCCTCAAGAAGCAAACATCTCCACGTCGTTTGCTCCTGGTAGCACTTATTTTGTTGCCGAAAATGGAAGTGATGCAAATGAAGGAAACAGAGCAGAAAGACCCTGGAGAACAATTGGATACGCTTTAGCAAATATCAGTGACATTGGTGAAAATGATGTTCTGAATGTCGGAGCTGGTGTCTATGAGGAAACATTCCCACTGACAGTTCCAGAAGGATTAACAGTTAAAGGTGCTGGTCTTCGTGCTACGAAAGTTGTGCCCACCACTGCTACTCAGCAGAAAGATGGTTTCTTGATGAACAACAGAACTGTTGTTGAAGACCTTACCATTGGTGGTCAGTATTTTGATACTGCTGGTAATCAAGGTTATGCATTCAAGTATGCTCCTGGAATTGGTATTACACAGAGATCTCCATATGTTCAGAGAGTAACCGTTCTGAACTTTGGTAGTAACACCACTGCTGATGATCCATATGGTTACAACTCTGCTGACTCCCCACCATCGTCTTACATCGCTGGTGGTGGTGCTTATATTGATGGTTCTGAAGTAACCAGTGATTCTCTGGAGGCAGGTTTCCTGTTTAATGAGTGTACTTTTATTGTACCAAACAGTAAGGGTATTGAAATGACAAACGGAGCTCGTGTTGAGTTCCTGAACTGCTTCTCTTACTTTGCCGCAACTGGTATTGAAGGCACGTCTGGTACTGTTGGACTCGCTTCTGATGGTAAGACAAGACTGAGAGCAACTGGTTCGACCGTAACTATTGGAGTTGGAAACACCGTTACCTATTTTGATACTGACGGTGTAACTGGTCTGGCAACTGGTATTGTTGCTAGTGCCGATGCCACTTATTTCAGAATCTCTGGTAAGAGCGAGGGATTTGAAGTTCTTCCAAACAGAACTGCTCAGGCAGTTACCTTCAATGGTGATGCACAACTTTCCACCAACTTCCCTAAGTTTGGGACAGCATCTCTGTATCTTGACGGTACAAATGATTCTATTAGTGCTGAGACTGCTGGTGGATTTGGTTTCGGAGCGAATGACTTCACCGTTGAGTTCTTCATTAGACCAGATGAAATCACTGGTAAGAAAACAATCTTTGACTTAAGAAATGGGTCAGCATCTGATACTGCTCTTAACATCGTTTCCGTTGGTGCTAGTATCGGTGTACAAGTAGGTGCTACGACTGCTATTCTTGGTAACACTGGACTGAGCACTGGAACTTATTATCACATTGCTCTTGCCAGAGAGTCTACATCTACAAAACTATTCATTAACGGCACGCAAGAGGGTTCTACCTACTCGGACAGCAATGACTATGGAAGCACCAAGCCAATGGTCCTTGGTGCCGAATATGACGGTGCTACAGGTGCTTATAAGGGATACATTGATGAGTTCAGAGTTGAAAAAGATGTCAGTAAGTATACATCAAACTTCACTGCTCCTACTGCAGCACTCTTAGGTGATAGAGATACATCAATCTTGCTGCACTTTGATGGTGCTGCTGGTGTAACCACTACGTCTGACGATATCATTGTTAATCAGGATATTCGTATTACTCAAGCTGGTGGTGGAAGCGGAACTGCAACCAAGTTCACATTGGCAGACTTTAGTCAGTTTGGTGCTGACATGCGTTCTGTTGGTTGTGCTCTTGAGTATGGTCAGAAGGGTGTCGTCGCTGATGGTGACGGTGTTACTCTGAGATTCTTCGCAGTCAACTTCAACTTTATTGGTTCTGGTGGAGATTTCTCCAACGATCCTAACCTTGCTGTTCAGGCAAACGAAGTTACAGAACTGAACAACGGTGAAGTTTCCTATGTCAGTATTGACCACAAAGGTGACTTCAGAGTTGGTGAAGCATTCTTCGTTGACCAAGAAAACGGAACAGTATCGTTCACCAACCAGGTAACAAGTCTTCAGGCACTTTCTTCTTTGACCATCACTGATGGTACAAATAGCAGCGTCATCACACCAACTAGTGGTCAGTTCGGAAACGTCACGATTTCTGGAAACAACATTGAGACACTTTCTGGTGATCTAAACATCAACCCAGCTGGTTCTGGTGAGGTTAATATTATCGGTGATGTGAATATTGTTGGTATCTTGACGGCACAGGTCGTTCAGATTGATGCTTTCCAAAGAGGTGATACTTCGATCGCTCTTGATGATTCTGGTTCTGATGGAACTATCAGATTCAATACTGATGGCACTGAGGGAATGCGGTTGGATAACAACCAAAACCTTGGAATTGGAACAGCCTCACCAAGAGCTAGACTGGATGTTGTCGGTGACACTCTAGTTGAAAACATCAATGCCAGTGGAATTGCTACTCTTACTCAAGTCGATTCTCCTCTCGGTGAGTTTGATACAATCAACATCAGTTCTGGATTTGCTACCAACTTTACATTCTCTGGTGTTTCTACGTTCCAATCTAACGTAGATTTTGGTGACGATGATAGATTGAGATTTGGTGACGGTAATGACTTACAAATATTCCATAACTCTAGTAATGATAACTCTGTTATTCAGGAAACTGGAGGTGGAAATTTTATAATTGCTGGTAATAATATTCATCTTAGAAATGCAACTGCTAATGAGAATTATGCTAAATTTAAGCAAAACGGAGGAGTAGAACTCTACTACGATAACGTCGAGAAGTTTGAAACCACCACCCATGGTGTAACGATTACTGGTGGTGTTCTTGTTTCTGCTGCTTCTACATTCCAAAATTCAGTTGAACTTCTGGATGATTTTAAATTAACTTTTGGTGACAGTAGTGACTTACAGATTTATCATTCTTCAGATCCTGCAGTTGGATCTGTTATTCAAGATATTGGACCTGGAAATCTAAGCATTTTTGGTGATAGTGAAGTAATTATTGGCAATATAAATGGTGCCGAAACTAAAGCTAAATTCATCACAGATGGAGCGGTAGAACTCTACTACGACAACATCAAGACATTTGAAACCACTGTTGATGGTGTTGACATAACTGGTACTACTGGCACTGATAATTTATCTATTTCTGGTGTTACAACAGCAGCTAACATTGAGATTGGTTCTGCTAGCAATAACACAATAAATAGCAAGACGGGTGCTCTGACCCTAAACTCTGAGATTGGCAGCAATGTTGCCATCAGCACTCACGTCAACATTGTCGGATTCCTTTCGGCAAGTAATGGCATTTATTATGATTCTGGTGAGTACAATGGTCCCAATGGAATCGCATTCTTTGATGGTGACGGATTAATCGTCAGCAGTGGTGCGACAACTAGTGGTATTACAACTTCTAATTATCTTCTCACAACTAACGCATCTGGAGTTCCAGTGTGGACAGACGTATTTGACGGAGGCTCCTTCTAATGGCAAAACCGAATAGTAGACAATCACTCATTGATTATTGTCTTAGAAAACTTGGTGCCCCTGTTCTAGAAATCAACGTTGCTGATGAGCAGATTGATGATGCTGTAGATGACGCTCTTCAATTGTTTCACGAAAGGCATTTTGATGGTGTTGTAAGAACTTTCTTAAAGTATCAAGTTACCGAAGAAGACAAAGATCGTGGAAGAGCTGGTCCTGGTGGAACAGGTATTTCAAGCGAGACTGCTGTTGGTGTAACGACTAATTTCACTTGGTACGAAAACGGTAACTATATTCAAGTTCCAGATTCGATTATTGGAATCGAAAAAGTATTTAAATTTGACTCTAGTTCCATTTCTAATGGAATGTTTAGTGTCAAGTATCAGTTATTCTTGAATGACATTGCATTTGACCTTGGGTATCAGGGTCTTCTTTCATATGCAATGACCAAGAGTTATCTTGAAGATATTGATTTCTTATTAACAACAGATAAGCAAGTCAGATTTAATAAGCGACAAAATAGATTATACATGGATATTGACTGGGCAAGCGCAGTATCTGGTGATTATATTGTGTTAGATTGTTACAGAATTATTAATCCAGATGATTTTACTAACGTATACAATGACTCTTTCGTAAAGTTATATCTAACTGCTTTGATTAAGAGACAGTGGGGTCAAAACCTCATCAAGTTCAAGGGAGCAAAACTTCCTGGTGGTATTGAACTTAATGGTAGAGAAATCTACGACGATGCCGAAAGAGAAATTCTGGACATCAAGAATAGAATGCTCTCAGAATACGAAATTCCTCCCCTTGATCTTATCGGATAATGGCACTTAATCCATTCTTTTTGCAAGGCTCTGCCAACGAACAGTATCTTTTACAAGATCTGATCAATGAACATCTAAAGACATATGGGATAGAGATTTACTATATTCCTAGAAAAGTTCTTGGCAAAGATAATATTATTAGAGAAATCGAGACTTCCAAGTTCGATGATAACTTTGCTATTGAAGCGTACCTTGAAAACTTTGAGGGATACGCTCCTGGATCTGACATCATGACGAAGTTTGGAATCAATCTTCAAAATGAAGTTACTTTGACTCTTTCTAAAGAAAGATTTGAAGAATTTATCCAACCTTTTATGGCAGAGGTTGATGATAGTCAGATGCTTATTGATAGCAGACCAAGAGAGGGAGACTTGGTTTATTTTCCACTTGGTGAGAGATTATTTGAAATCAAAAGAGTAGAACATGAGCAACCATTCTACCAACTTGGAACAAACTACACATACAAATTAGAGTGTGAACTCTTCCAGTATGAAGGTGAAGACATCGATACAAGTATTGACGTTATCGATGATGAAATTAAAGAAATCGGATATATCACAGAACTTACTCTTGTTGGTCAAGGTGTAACCGCTACCTGTAGAATTGATAACTTTGGAAGAACAGGTATTCTACAGAAAATCGTTCTGACTGATGATGGTGCTGGATATACTCAAGTACCAACAGTTACTATTGGAACTTCACCTGCGCTTCTACCAGGATCAACTGCTGAGGCAGTTGCTATCACTACAGTAAGAAAAGGTGTTCATTCTATCGACAGAATTCTGATATCGAATCCTGGATTTGGATATACAGTTCCACCAACTGTAACGATCACAAGTATTGCGAATACCGCACCTGGTGGTCAAGGTGTATATGGATCTGGAGCAGCTGCCACTTCTGTTATTACAAATACTGGTATTACTTCCATTCGTGTTACTAATGGTGGAAGTAACTATTTCAACACACCAATTATTGCTATTGGGTCAGGTATAGGAATCTCTCAAGCAAGAGTAGAACCCACTGTTGTTGATGGAGTTCTTACAAATGTTTTGTTCTCTGATACTGGATTTGGATATACCGCAGCACCCACCATTAATGTATTGAGAATTGGTGAAGATGGAGCTTTGATAGAGAATAACTTCCAGTATAACGAAAATATCGTTGGACAGGCTTCTTCTGTAACTGCTAAGGTAAGAGATTGGAATGCTGATACCAAGATTCTTAAGGTTGGGATAAATAGTGGAAGGTTCCAAGTTGGTGAGGCAATTATTGGAGCTGCATCTTCTGCTAGATGGAAAGTTGCTTCTTTCAACGATTATGATGAAGACGCACCATTTGATCAGAATGATGAATTTGAATCTGAGGGTTTGAGTATTTTAGACTTCAGTGAAACTAATCCATTTGGTGACTTCTAATGTTAGGAACATACTATTATCACGAAATTATTAGAAGGACCATTGTTTCCTTCGGCACTCTTTTCAATAACATCCACATCAAAAAACGAAATGATAGTGGAACCGTTATTGATGATATCAAGGTGCCATTGGCATATGCTCCAATGCAAAAGTTTCTTGCCAAGATTCAACAGCAGGCAGAACTCAGCAAACCAGTTGCAATCACTTTGCCAAGAATGTCATTTGAGATGACTGGTATTTCATATGATCCTACTAGGAAAACCACTGTAACTAAAACTTTTAAAGCCGTTGCCGCAGACGGTGGTGGTATTAGACAAGTTTATCATCCTGTTCCATATAATATTAATTTCCAACTCGCTGCTTTCTGTAAGTTGAATGATGACGCTCTTCAAATTACAGAGCAGATTCTTCCATACTTTCAACCATCTTTTAATCTTACAGTTGATTTAGTTTCCGCTATTGGTGAGAAGAAAGATATTCCTGTCGTGTTGAACAGTATCAACATGCAAGATGACTATGAAGGTGACTTTACAAGCAGAAGGTCATTGATCTATACCTTTGATTTCACCGCAAAAACTTATCTGTTTGGTCCTATCGCAGATTCCTCCGATGGACTCATCAGAAAAGTTCAAGTCGATACTTATACAAGCACAGATCAAACAATTGCCAAGAGGGAGCAAAGATACACTGCAGTTCCCGATCCAATTGATGCTGATCCTGCAGATGATTTTGGATTCTCAGAGACATTCGAATTCTTCCAAGACTCCAAGAAATACAGTCCCACTAAACAAGAGGATATTTGATTATGTCTGGATATGATGGTATTGATGAAGCTTTAGATATAACAAGTGAGACTGTAGAGTCCACACCAGTTAAGAAAGAAAAACCTGATAGATTAACTAAAACTGATATTGATAAGGACTATCAATATAGTAGAGGTCAATTGTATTCTATTATTGAGAAAGGACAGGAAACTCTAGATGGTGTGATGGAGTTGGCACAAGAAACTAACTCACCCAGAGCGTATGAAGTTGCTGGTCAGTTAATTAAGAACGTTTCTGATGCGACGGATAAACTGATTGATTTGCAGAAAAAATTGAAAGATTTGAATGCAGAGGATAAGAAAGGTCCATCTCATGTAACCAATAATGCATTGATTGTTGGAACCACTGCTGAGTTGCAAAAACTCATCAAGCAAGGTCTAATGGACGAAAAGAAATAAATAAGTTATACTACCCTGTTGCAGACAATGGCATTGAATGAAAACAAAAGTGGTGATTCTTCTCTGCGTGACTGGTTTGGCAAGAGTAAGTCTTCTGATGGCAAGCCTGGTTGGGTTCAACTGGGTGGCAAATATGCAGGAAAACCCTGTGCCAAGCAACCAGGACAAACCACTAAACCAAAGTGTGGTTCCAGTAAAATGAAGCGTGCTCTCTCCAAAGATGAGGAGGAAGCAGCATTTCGTCGTAAGAATCGTGAAGATCCAAATCCAGATAGAAAAGGGAAGGCAATCAACGTGAAGACCGAAGAGACCAACATGACGATTGACTCTTCTGCACATAAGGTAAAGCAGAGAAGAGAAAAAATGAGAGCACTGATGCAACGTGGTGTCGGTGGTGAAAGAGATGCTGCTAAGAGAAAACTTGGCAAGACTGCAGAACTTCCAAAACTGAACAAGGAAGAAGCACTTGATGAAAAGTGCTGGAAGGGATATACCGCTAAGGGTTTAAAAAAGAAAGGCAACCGTATGGTTCCTAATTGTGTTCCCGTTGGTGAGGAAGCAATTGAAGAGAGGTCTCTAAGTAAAGGTGAGGAGAAAGATAAGGAAAAGTATGTGAAGGGTATGAAGAAATCTGCTAAGGATTTCAAAGCACGTTATGGTGATGATTATAAGTCCGTGATGTATGCCACTGCCACCAAGATGGCAAAGGACGATGTTACTGAAGGATTATCTTCCGATGTCGAAGTTCCATCCAATGGACTGAAAAAACTTGTTAAGAGAGCAGTAAAAAGAATTGATACCAACGTAAGTGGTGATGTCGATAAAAAAGACAAATCCATGGGTGAGTTTGGTGAATTTGTTCCTTCACCAGATGGAAAGAAAAAAATAACCACAAAGATTGGTGAGAGTCTTCTTTCACCATCCGAACTTCTCGGTGAAAAGTGCTGGAAAGGTTATGAAAAGAAAGGTATGAAGACAATGTTTGGAAAGAGATATCCAAACTGTGTTAAAAAAGAAGAGGCAGAATGTGTTCATACAAAGAAGGGTAAAGAGTGCCCTGTTCATGGAATGGATTCTTGCCCAGATGAAGTAAATGAAGCAGCAGCATGGACACGCAAGGCAGGAAAGAATAAGTCAGGTGGACTCAACGAGAAGGGGAGGAAGTCGTATG